ACATAGTCATCAGCTGTCACAACTCGGTTTTGAGATAGGAACGATAGAGGTGCGTTAAACTTAACTGAGTCTGTATCTTCTCGATCAGCNCCACCACCNGACTTATCTACAATTGTAATAGTNACGTTTGTGTTGCCCTGAATAGTACCTTCGAGTGCAAAGGAACCAGCNCCATTAGCAGCTGCACCATCTGTAACCAAATACTCAATCGAAACTACATTGCCTGCATCTAGCTTGTTACCAAAAATGTTATCACCAAAGTAGATTTCATACTTTCCATCCAAGCCTTCTTGGAGGAAGTATACCTGAGAATCCCCATCAACGTCAACAACATTATTGACACGAGTATAGATCGCTTCACTAGATGATGCACGATTAGGACGAACTCGAACAATCAGAGTTGACGAATCAACATTAGCATCTGGAATTTCATAACGCTGACGAGTATCTGTATCATTAACAATGTACTCGAATGTACGAATAGTTCCCTGGTTAAGTTGTACCGCTGAGAACGTATATACACCGTTTACAGGGGTGATCGTTTGAGCTTGCAGGTTTACAAAGTTATAGGTCTTATTATCAATCTTCGTTGAGAAAATAGTACCACGGTCCATCGTAAGTGATGCAGGAGTCCCTGCAGGACCGTTAACTGTTAGATTGATTGAGGCAAATGAACTTGTTGTAGAACGTGGAATGTAACCAAGTGTTTTTGCATGAGAGACGACATTGTTACGAACTTGAGCAGTATCAAGGAACATCTCATTTGCTTGCATGTTAGCATTGAAAGCATTATAGAAAGTGTTGTAGGCAAGTACATCCAAAACAACAGACATACCTGAACCTTCGAAGTCATAATCCTGGAATTGAGTCTGACCCTGCAAGTATGTTTTTAGATTAGCTCGGATCTGATCAAAGTCGAGCTCAGTGACATTAAGTCTGTTTTTGGATACGTTAGTTGCCATCTTACCTAATTCTCTCGAGATAGAAAGTTACATCACCAGTGTCGAGGGTTGTGATTACTTGATAGCTAATTGATATTTTGTAGCTATACTGATCAGGTTGCGCTTCAACCTCAACATCGGATACTTGAATTCGTGGTTCATAGTTCAGCAGCGTTAATTCGATAGCGCGCTTGAGACTAATAGCTGTGAACGCATCAGCTGGTTCAAATAGCAAAGAACGAACAGTAGAACCAAGATATGGATTGAAAGGCCTCTCACCTGGAGAAGTTAGAATCAAGTTTTTTACTGATTGCTTAATAGCATCCAGATCACGTAGGGTAGTAATGTCCCCTGTGTTAGGATGTGGTTTAAAGTCCAAACCAATATCCGAGAAGAGGGACTTACGAGCAACTACTTTTGCTGGTAATGCTGATGCATCTGATAAGTTCTGTGTTCTAGCCATACGATTATTTATATGTTATTTACCCACCGAATCCGGATCCAAGTAAAGATTGTGCTAAGGCTGCTCCCGATGCAGCCAGACGTCCATCATAATCTGCCTTTGCTTTTGCAGCTGCAAGGTTGTCATCAATAATTCCTTTGAGCTCTTCAATCAGAGATGCATCATTTGATGCTCCTTCATTTCTATTGAATGTTGCAAGTGCTTCTGTATATGCCTGAGCCTCAACCATATCTGTAGCCGTTCGTTCATAGACAGTCATTAGTTCTGATACTTTTGTTTTACGGAGCCGAGCAATCTCGATGGGATCTTCAGCTTCGGTAATGTATCGCTCATAGAACCTTTGTTCTTCTGTGGTCAATTTATTTTTACGACGAAACTCTTCAACGTTGAAATTCTGCTTTCTAGTTTTCCTCTGCACTTCGGGCCATAGAGGATCTGCTTTTAACTCTTTACGTATCGCATATAATGGGTCTAGGATTGTTTTGTAATGAGCCGTAATAGCATTCCGAGATGGTGCACCAATCAGTTTGATATAGTCGCTGAATACAGTACTACGTGTTTCACCAGAAGGCGAGTTTGTAGATGGCTGTGCTGAGATATCAAGAACCTGAGGTGAGAATGCTTCGATTGCTGTTGGGTTAACATTTGGAGTTAACGATGCAAGAGCTTTATCAACTCGTGTCCGAACTGTTTCACCATTCTCATCAGTAGTAGTTTCAAACTCAATATTAGGAATATCTTTACATGAATCAAACTCTAATAGAGAAAGAGGATCCGATGCAATAGAAGTTACCTGATCAATGTATCCCTGGAGCTCTTCACTTGAAAGCACACTGCCCCATGCCTCCTGAAACTCAGCAAGCGCACCAGCAAAGTCACCTTGGACCTGACCGATCAGCGCTTGGATATCACCCTGCAGTGATGTTGTATCAGGTAGCTCCACTTTAAAGTTATTGAGCTCAGATAGCGCCTCACTAGCCTTTGATTGAATATCAGCTAGTGCAGCCTTACCTTCTGCTAGCGCATCTTTGATACCATCACGTACTTCATTGATTGCATCAAGCGCTTCGTTATTTCCACATTCTGCCATTATTAACCTCTATTATGATGTAGCATAGCCAAGAGGTCCAAGGACACCTTGTGCCCATGGATACCTTGGAAGCGAAGTTCTAGAACCAGAATTACCCCATGCTCTTTGAGGTCCAATATCTACATGAGTAAAACTATTGTATACCCCAAATCCTCTGATACCATTACTGTAGCATGTTTGAATAAAATTAGCTCGATCTGTAGTCGACCATCCTTGCTGAACAATATCACAAGCATTGCCCTGAACGTGCTGACTATTCCGTGCACCACCGACTGATTGATTATAGGCTGGGTCGCGATAGGCTGATGTAATTGTTAGAGTCACCCCAAGCGCAGCAGCAACATTTTCAAGAGCTGTTCTCAATTCTGGTTTAATCCTTGGGTCTGTGTGAGATAAGAAATTCAGACCAGGTGTTCCACTTGCATCTGGATTAGGATTATCACTATCTAGCGGAGCTTGTTGAGGTCCCTCAACTGAATTAACTGGACTGACGTTGCTAAACTTATCTTCGTTGGTATAGCCATTTGCTGTTCCAATACCACCATCTCCATATTCAACAGCCTCTAATTGATCGGGGTCAACTCCAGCAGCTTCTTCTGCTTCCCGTCCCTCTACAACTTCCCCAGCAAACACTTCGACGTTTGCAAAGTCTGGTGCAGTAAATGTTTGAGCAAACACTTCCACATCAACGTTAAACAATGCTGCAACAGCTTCAGAATTTGTGGCAACATATACTGTANNNTTAGATCCCGTCATTGCTCCAGCATCTGCAGAGGTAGTAATAAAGCCAACTTTTTTACCATGAACATATACAGAAGGTGAACCTTGATTAACCGCAGCTACATGAGGAGCGCATGGTGGGGCTGGTGGGAACGGATGAGCTACTGTCGGATCAGTCTTACGGGCTGCCAACAGCCCTTCAATGTACACGTTACCCTGACCAGGTGTATCAAGAGTTGTTGTCGCAGCACATATATGACCAGTGCTTAAACCATCTGTTTCTCTAATAGCTAGTTTACCCATTAGTTCAGATCAATCCTTGTTGCATTAACATCTACGTTACCTGTAACATTATCAGTTAAATTACCACCTGCATTTGTAGTAACATCTACACCTATATTATATGTCATCGAACCTTCAACATTTTCTACAATAGAGCTAGGTGTCTCAATAGTGATGTCTTCTTGTGAGGTTACTTTCAACGTTCCTGTTGTAGTAACAGCCAGCGGTTGACTAGAGAACATATTTGTTGTACCAAGAACGATCATACCATAGTTACCAGAAACCATTAGATCATCATCAGCTCCGATCGTTGTACTTCTCTGTAAATCCACAACTCTGGTCTCTGCTCCACCAACTCTTTGGATATAATTTGTGTTGACATTTGAAGCAAACTCTTGTACGATCTCAATATTATCAGACTGTCCAATCTTTGTCTGGCGTGATCCACGTACGAGTTCTGTCTTCTTTCCATTAACTTCGAGATGATAATTTCCCTTNACTAGCTGACGGAAATCTCCATCAACAGTCATTGTGGCATTACCCTTAATGTATATGTGATCCTTACCAAAGACAACGGTATAGTTATCACCTACAACAGTGGTTGTTTTTGTTCCATCAGCTTGGATCTCATAGTTAGTACCAGCTCGATGGTATTCAGTAATTCGTTCGTTTCCAGGAGTATCATCAATCTCAAATACATGACCACTCTCTGTTTCATTAACTCGATTGAATGGATATACAGGAGGGTTCCCACCATTTACAGGTGGAGAGCTCCAGGTTGGTGTCTCATAGTAGTCATCTGATTCATCTGTAGCAACTGATGTTACGCGAGGCGGAATACCTTCTTCAACATTCTCTACTCGTGTATCAGCTCTTGAAATATATGCGGCATGCTCAAAGTATGTGTCTTCTGAAGCAGCATATGGTGTGTCAATACCAATATTACGAACTGGGTTTAGACCAGCTGGATCACCAAAGCCTGTTTGTGTATTTGGAGCAGCTGGTGTACCATGGATAGTTCCTAAAACAAATGGTTGCTGCTTGTCCTCACCATCAAGGTACGTTCCTATTACCCAAGAGCCTTGTGAAATTCCTGTTGGTGATTGACCAACCCCTCCAACAGATGCAGAAGTTGATGGCATCATTACATGAGACCATGGAAGTGAATCTGTGGGAATCTTAGACTTATCTTCTGTATGATCACCAAAAATACGAACGCGAACACGTCCAAGATTTTTAGGATCAACTCTATCTTCAACAACACCAATAAAAAACATTATATTTCTGACTCCATAGCATTTCTCACACAATCAAGCATAATATTATAACTACCCTTTACGAACTGATGTCTTAGTGCAGTGACTAAGTGTTTACCACTTCTTCGTTCGTCGATAATCTCATCTGGGTTATTTTCATCAGCAATCATATTTTTGACCATAGTGATGTTGATAGTATTACCCACTTGTATATCTGTACGACCTTTGATTCCCAGCTTCCATTGGAAGTTCGTTAGAGTGTTCATATACGATTGACGGAACGGTACATTATCTAGTACTGTTCCATTATAGTCGCTAACTGATTGACCGAATGATTGTGACCCATGATAGAACATCCGTTGAACTGTNGTAGGATACTGTGACACAGTCTTATCATTGATCTTAAAATTGTCACTAAGGACTTTTGTTGAGGCAAGTGACACACCAGAAGGAAAATATTCATCATAGTTAAAATCAAATACCTCATGGGACTTGTTTCTAATATCTACAAGAACGGTTCGTGAACTGTAACCACCACGCTGAATAATCTCTGCGGTAGGAGTAACAGTTGTCTGATACATCGTGCTAGCAGTCTGCACACTCTCACGACCTGTTGCAGCATTACCTATTTGAGTAACACGAGTATCATCGTTTCTTTTATTATAGAAGTAAGTATCAACAGGCTCACTATTAAACAGTGTCTCTAATGATTTNAATTGTAACCCATTACGGAA